TTTGAAGAAGATTGTTTAACATTTAAACGATCTAACATTTGTTTGTTTTGGGACATGCCCCTTTTGTTCAGACAAACATTTGTAAACAATGCGAACAATGCGAATATCAATAACATAACAATACAATAACATAATAACATCATAACGTCAACGAACATTACCGTACATTCACACCTAGAACAGTCATAATCTATCAACCACCAACTAATCAATACCTAGGATCTGATTTAATGCACCTCCCATTGTTGTACATTGACAATGAGCATGACAAAAACCCTAGGATCAATTATCAATGGATGGTTAATGATAGATCGTTTAAATATTGAACGATTTATTTGGGCATTCAACAATGGCCGACGAATGGCATACCGGCCACAATCGCCCACGATGCCCGTCACGGCCATTTAACCGTCCGACCCATACCATAACCCATCCGACCCACAAAAACGACCCCATACATGCAATTGTACATTTACCACAAACAACAGAAACCCTAGGCCATTCACTGACCTAGGGCATTGTCAATCAATAGATCGTTCAAAAATTGAACGATTTACATTAACATCGCATCCGCTAACAGCTCGGCCTTTTCAACCGTCATCCCATTCGTCTTTAACAACGTAGCCATTATCTGTTCCTTCGTTTGCCCATTGAACGATGTCAACAATGCACTCGCGGATTCGGACAATGACTTTACTTTTTGTCCAATGGTACGGGCATCAAACGTCATCCCGTTCAATTGTTTCATCTCGTCCGCCGTCAATAACCTCCAAGGACGTTGACCTAGAATTGCCAATGACGATGCAATCCACCCTCGAATGTCCGCATCGGATGCATTCGAGCAGTCCATTTTCACATTGATCGTCACTTTCTGTCCATCCTTGCTCGTCGTTGAACACGTGTGCTCGATAATACCAATTATTGAACCTAACGTATTGTTCGTTTCCATGATGCACGCTCCTAGTTTTTATTCGTTGGCATTCGGACCAACGTTTGTGTTTAACTAGGCCATCCAATACGTGCAATGGCCTAGCCCGTCACATGATTACTCGTCTAGATTTTTGAATGTAACCGTGAACGTTGATCCGCCCTCGTCCATTGTAACCTCGTTTACGATACCGAGAAACAACTCAGTATCATCATTCCCATACGTCAATTCAAATTCATTGCCATCTAGTACCGTAACACATTTCACGCCATTGATCGAATCCATAAACACCTCGTATCATTTATTTGTCATGTCATCCATGACATACCTAATCATATCACATTCTAGCCCAATGTCAATCATTATCATGTCAATGTCAATGGGGACTTTGTGTTCCATAGTGCGGCGGGTTATGTACTTCGTACTTCGGTCCAAAAAATTTTAAATTGTGTATTGTTGTACAATTAATCCATCTTCATTCACCCAACAGGTGAACAATGCGGATCACAGCCGATGCGGATCACAGATCGTTTAAAATTTAAACAATCAATCGGCACAGATCAGCAGTCACACTCAACAGTTTAACTTTCCTCTACAACTAAATGCACTGAAATATACATTGACATTCGGTTATTGTTCGTATATACTTAATATAAATGAATGAACAACCATCATTAACAATTTTACGAGAATATCTTTGGTACCTAAGATTATTAGATGCTAAAAGTAAAAGATCTAATGATGGATTACGTAAACATCCATTATATACTATATGGGCTGGTATGTTTAATAGGTGTTACAATCCAGACAGTACTGCATTTAGCAATTATGGAGCTAGGAATATATCCATATGTGATAGGTGGTTATCACTAAGAAATTTTATTGATGATATGGGAAATAGGGGAGATACAAGTAATTCGATAGATAGAATAGATCCTAATAAAGGATACTCTCCAGAGAATTGCAGATGGGCAACTAAACATTTACAAAGGATAAATAGAAGAATTGATAAGGAAATAGAAACAAAGGCTATACATAGTAAGATAATGCAAAGGTGTTTTGCTTAATATGAAGACCGAATCAAATATTCAAACCCGTGATGGTCTCTACGGTTTCGAATTCAGAGACGTAGATCGTAGAAGGGCTGAAGAAGGTGAACGTAAAACCTACGATGCTAAGCAAATGTGGCAGCGTCATCATGAGGTTGCGAACTTGATCGTTCAAGGATTCAAACAAACTGAAATTTCAGAAATTCTAAACATTCATCCTCAGACTGTCTCCAACATTGCAAATGGTGAGTTAGTCAAGCGTAAGATCAGCGAAATGAGAATGGAACGTGATAATGAGGTGAAAAAAACTGCAGAAAAAATTAGAATATTAACGAACAAAGCCATAGCTACTTATCACGAAATCTTCGACAATGAGTCAGGTGAAGCAACTCTCCGCGATCGGAAAGATGTTGCAGACACAGTTTTGCTCGAACTATCTGGATTAAGAGCACCAACCAAGATCCAGTCACAGACCATTACAACCGTTCTTAGTCGTGAAGAACTTGAATCATTCAAAAATCGTGGGAAGAAAGCAGCTGAAGAAATAGGAATAGTTATTGATATAACTTCCAATGAACCGGAGGTTCACAAATCAGTAGGGACAGAATTAACTTCAGTAAAAAGTTCAGTTGAAGAAATAAAGGAGACGAGTTCTTTAGTAAGCGAATTAAAGGAAGGAGAAAAAGTATGAAATTAACTATGTTACTATTGATTTGCGTATCATTAGTGGGTTGTGCTCAGCAACATACAAAACTACTGATGGGACTAAAGTGACTGAAGTTACTTATAATCGACTATTTACGACGGCAGACAAACTACATGCGGCTGTAGGAGATGCCAACGTTGATGTGAGTGGTCAGAAGATTGACGCAGCTACACTCAATGCACTACTTACATTACTTAATTCAGCCGCTGGAACTGTAAAATAATTAAATGCCTAAACTAAACCAAAAACAACTAGACACCAAATCTAAGATTGAATCTATCTCCTCAATCATCGGAATAGATCCCACTTGGGCAACCTCAATTGCAATGGTGGAAAGCTCTCTAGGATTAAATCAACTATCTCGTACCGGTTGCAAAGGTGTCTTCCAAATGTCTCTCATTGCTATGAAAGATCTCCTCCTTTCAATGTCTGACTCTGATGATGACTTAGTTGATATCATCTGTGGAATGTTATTTCTACGTCTCTTACTAAAACGTTTTGGTTCTATTGATGAAGCAACTTTACATTTCTGTGACCCTAAAGATAAATCATTCTACCTAAATCGAGTTCAACAATACATGAAGGAATTCAAATGACCTGCGTTTATTCCGAACTCATAACACGAAATCTCGACAATGATCGCTTTGTTCAACTCACTTCTTCATTCAAAGTCGAACTTGATACATTAGTCAAATACAATCTCAAATCAACAATAGAAATTCCAAGTGGCTTTGTGATGGACTTTGAATCTGTTCCAATTGTCAGGGGACGTAACAAACGAGGTGGAGCAGTCCACGACTACCTATCATGCACAGACAGTGATCCTATAGTAACCAAACAAATAGCTGCTGAATGCTACCTAGAAATCAACTCTTATTGTGACTCCATAGACTGCGACCGTAACATCTTAATCCGCTCCAATGACTTCATTCGTAGATGGACTAAGTGGTCTGTAGTTCGAGTCTGGCCTAACTACTTCCACAAACGAAGTGTCTACGCAACACCTAAGGAAATCGCCGGAATTGATTGTGATCCTTACATTACAAACGAGATCGTTAAATAATCAAACGATCTATTGGTGATCACTAACTAATGTCTCGTCTCCCTATCAGCAACAAAATCATCGGTCTAGGTGACTCCCACCTAGACCTCTTCACCTACTTCTGCAACGCTACTTGTCGCATTCCAGGTGCAACCGCTTACGGTCTCACTAGCTTAACTTCCGAAACCTCAGCGCGCCAAGGGTTTCTTAACTTCCTCGCATCATTTCCGACACAAATACCCCTCTTATGTATCGGTGAAGTTGATTGCAATTCCCTACCTTGGCGCGCTGAAATAACTACCGATCCTCACCAAGTCATTCACAACTCAGTAAACAACCTCTTCACCTTCATCTCTGAAACCAATCGTAAGTTCATCTTACCATCTGTAACCCTTCCTCCTGTGGAATCTTACAAAGACCTCTCTATTCGCAAACACGTCCCTTCATCCAAGCTCGAAAGAACCTTACTCGTAAATCTTTACAATAAACTCTTAAAAGAAAAATCTCTCAAACTCGGTCATTACTACATAGATATCACATCTCCAACTACCGATACCTTAGGTTTTGTCCATCAAGACTACATCATTTCACCAATAGACGTCCATCTATCTTCCTACAAAATGCACAATATCATAAGATCTACCATCTCATCTCTAGGAATCCCAAATGACTGATGAAGAAATCTACCTCAAATGGCCTTTTCGCACTCGATATCTACGTCCTGAAGGCTGGAAACAAATAAAAGAACAAATCCTCCTTCATCAAATAACCTCTGCCATCGAATTCGGCTCAGGCGTATCAACTTTACTATTCAACAACCTAGGAATCGACCTAGTTTCCTACGAAACTGACCCAACCTACCTCCGTTTTATCAAAAGTTTCAACCTTGCTAATGTTAAATTCGTCCTCTGGAACAACCAAGAAACCACAATCGAGGAAACCTATGGCATTTCTCTTGTCGATGGCATCTTACCGCGCACAAATCAACTTCACTATGCTCAACTCCACTCTCGTTACATAGCAATAGACGACTTCAACGACCCTAACTCAAACCAAGGCCTTAGTGAACTCCTAACAAACTACAAAGTCATCGGGCCTTCTGACACCAAACTAGTAATCTTTCGAAAGGGCATCTAACAATGACTCCACAGATCACCGTAGCTATTATCTCTTGGATGCTTGAGGAGCGTTTAATAAAAACTCTCACTCAAATACCCAAGAACACCGAACTTCCCTTAAACCTCTGCCTACACGTCCAAGGTGAAGAACAAATCTCTGCCGATCTCAAACAACGCATCATTGATGCGGCAGATGGATTCGTAGAAAAAGACATCTATTTCACCAAAGGTAACCTTGGCATAGCTGGTCCGCGCGCCAAAAACCTATCCCGTGCTGCTAAAACTCCCTTCGTCTTCATGTCTGACAATGATATGGAATATCAGTACGGAACAATAGATGCCGAATACAAATTCATGACCGATCCTGCAAATTCCACCTACGGAATGATCGACGTAGTTCACGACAAACTCATCTACCATCGAACAGTAAAAGGTACACAAGTAATCTGTACCCCACTAAACTTCAACACCCAGCACATCGTAGACGTAGACATGACAGGAGGCACTTCCCTCCTAATCCGTCAGAAAGTTGCTCTAACCCCAAATATCATAGACACAAACTACTGTGTCGGATCATGGGACTTTGATTTCTCTCTCAACGTCCGCAAAGCTGGATGGAAAGTTGCAACCCTTTGTGACCGTTCCTTAGTCGCCTACAACAATCACGAAGACAGAAACAAAACTTCAACATACAAAGAAAGCAAAGTAAACAAAGAACTAGTAGAATACGGTCGTAAGTTATTCGAACACAAGTGGGGATTCTCTTGTGTTTACTTCCCTAATCATCAAATCCAAGTAATCCCAAAACCATCTTACGAAACACAGATCATTTCAAGAGCAATCTACGATTCAGTGGGAGTAGTTGCAAACCTAGGAATAATCACAGAAAGCAGACTAAAACTAATGCAACGTAACTTCATTGACAGCCTAAAACACCAATCTGACAAAGACTTCACCTTACTCCTAGTCGTCGGTGCCAAAGGAAATGTAGCCACTGAAGCTATCGAATCCCTTGACTGGGGCCACTTAAACGTCAAATTCATCTACACTTCAGGCGACTTAACCGATTGGAGAAAATCCATAGTCGAATCAAAAAACTGGGGTAAGGAAACTGACAAAGGATGTCCAGAAGACATCATCCGCAACCTTGAATACCCAATAACTCCCATCACAGCACGAATGGACATAGACGACTGGGTTGCACCTGGCTGGATAGCTCATATGAAACACATGGCAGCGACGATCAAAGAACCTCGTTTCCTCATCAATTACCAAGTCTTCGGCCAAGCACCAGATGGACAAATCTACAAATTCTACGCACCACATGTAAAAAGTCGCACTTCCCCATTCATCGCACTTGTTCAAAAAGAGCCTCCTCTAATCAACATATACGAAAAATTACATCCGCGAATGGGAGACCTTTTCGATTCCGTCTACACAATTCCACCTTCTTACGCCTTCATGGTAATTCATGATGGGAATAGAAGTAATCAAGTCTACCAAATGGATCAATTCCTTTATATGAAGGAACAAGATGATCGAATTCAACCTAACCATGCACCGAATCAATCATCTCAATCAATCCAAAGACCTATCCACTCAAGAGTAAACAAACTATCTTGGCGTGATAAGATTCAAATGACCACTCAACCCACCGATCAAGATCGTTTTATTTCCAAACAATCTGGAGCCAACGCATGAAAAAAGTAAAACTTTTACTCCTCTCATTATTCATCATCTTATCTCTCTCAACAGGATTAAAAGCTGAATACTTCTCCGATGTCATCATCACAGGTACTTCAGGTCTCTGGACTGACTCTCGTTCTTACTCAACCATCAATGCAGCAGTAACTGCTATCGGCACAGACAAACGCACTTTACTAATCACCTCTCCTCAATCAGTAACATCTTTAACCATCCCCTCAAACATCACTCTCAGATTCGAACGAGATGGTTCAATAACTAACTCTGGCCAACTCACAATCCAAACTAAAAACATCATTGCAGATGATCACCAAATCTTTACCGGTACTGGTGACATCGACTTCGCACAAGGCACAGAAGTAAAATCTTCCTGGTTCTCAAACCTTTACACTGCTATAACACTTACCTCGGATGACACAATAACTCTAAACATTACCAAACAAGAAACCCTTCACACTTCATGTGCCCTTGGTAACAATGTAACACTCAAGTGGAATTCTCAACTACTAATAGGAACTGCGACTGGAATAACCTTCTCCAACATCGGTCATGTAGAAGCCGGCCACTATCAAATCTTCTCCGGAGCTGGAAAGTTCACCTTCATTGATGGTGTATCACTCAACCTCAAGTGGTTTGCCCATCTACGTTCAGCCATAACTCACATAAACACAAACCTAGCAACACTAATCATAGACTCATCACATACTATTGACTACTCAGATACAGTACCATCTAACATCAATTTAAAATTCCTAAAAGGTGGTCTATTTGTACAAGGTGCAGCTTATACCTTAACTATAAATGGCACTCTAGAATCTAATAATTCTCAAATATTCTCTGGTTTTGCTGCTGGTGAAATCGTCGGTCTATCTTATGTCAACGGAAAATGGTTCGGCATGAAGGGCGATGGGTCTACTGACGATAGTGCGGCTTTTGCCGTAGCGTGGTCGGCAGCTACGTATTTCAACGATACCTGGACCTCCGGGCAGTCGTTTGCGGGTGCTCGTATATCTGCAGGTCTTTACCTACCTTCAGGTGTTTATCTCATAACTGCCAACAATTTCTTAAACAGTACTGGAGGTCAGGCTGGTCTAAATGGATGGAAATATATCATTCGTGGTGATGGTGAAGGCAGCACTGCAATAATATTCAAACCTACTGTAGCTAACGCATATATGTATGATCAGACACAGGCAGGTGCTCCAGCTCTGTCTGGTTTTATGATGCGTGATCTTCGTATAGAATTTGATGATTCAGATAATGGTGGAACTGCCATTCATGGATTTAGATGTCATTCAGCTGCTGGATCAGCTACACAAAGGTTCAGATTTGAAAACTTTTCTTTCTATGGTCATGAAGATACAGTGTTCATGAGGCAAGAAGGTACGGTAAATGAAGATCTGAACAAGTGGACAAATTGCTACTTTTATAAACTAAAGACCCTTCTTGACATTCAAAATGCTGAATCTGTAGGCCATACCTTTGTTAATGTGGATGTTTCAAGCTTGTTCGGTCACATGATCGTGGCAAAGCTCGCAGGTACTACCTCATGGTTTGGCGGCACTGTCACATTCGATGCGACAGCGGCTGATGAATGTTCGTTAATCCATCTTGGTGGAGTAGAGGCAGGATCGAGTCATACTGATGCAACCTATATATTTGTGGGTATTCGAGCTGAGTTTCGAGCCGCAAAGTCTCGTGCACTCTACATTAGCGAAAACAATATTCCTGTACCTATTACCTTTCTTAACTGTACGCTCACAAAGGTTGACTCAAATCAAAACTTTGCAAAAGTAACAGTAGGATCCAACGCTCGTATTACCTTCGATTCCTGTGTCCTGCCTTCTTCTGTTTCAGGCAGCAAATTTGAGTTTGTAGATAATCCAGCTGGTACACCTTCAGGTACACGATCCTTACTCAGATTTGTGAATTGTATGGCAGGTGCAAGTACAGCCACTGCTACATATTGGGCCGACTTCTCAAGCCTATCTACTGCTTCAGACGCACAGTATCAGATTGTAGAATATATAGGATGTCTTGGAACTCCAGATACCAAGCATTTACAAGTAGACGACCAAGGATCTTACGGCCTGTATCTGGCTCGGCTGCTTCAGGCTGATGCAAATATATATCCTTTACTGATAAGAAATAAGACCTATAGCGCATCTGACACAAAGGCTGTTGGATTGTATCAGTCAGATACTGGCTCGGGTATATTGGTCAACCTAGGAGCAGGGTCTTTGTACCTCGATGCTTACGGAACAGCAAATACATCCGATGTTATTATGAGGGCAGAAGATCAAATACAGTTTCAAGATTACAACGGGGGTAGCCCTATAACAAGGGGATATATCGATGTGAAAACTGGTTCGATAAAACTGACTGGATTGCCTACCTATACTGATAATATGGCGGCATTGACAGGGGGATTGGTAGCGGGACAGTTCTATCGAACAGCGAGTGGTGTAGTGATGGTAACGTATACGCCGTAGAGAGACCAAGGGAGCATTTTAGATTGTTTAATAAATAAACTAACTATGGACGAAGAACTTAAACTAATCCTTTCCCAATGTGCCATAAGTACTCGAATGACTGCGCAGACATTCTTTCCTGAGCGCTTCTCCATGCCATTTGCAGAATCAGTACATGGAAAGATCTTCGATCTTATTGATGGCCCTTCACAAAAAGTAGCTATCGCTGCACCTCGTGGATGGGGCAAGACATCAATTGTAGCCCTTGGCCTAATGGCACGTTGGATCTTATTCCGACACACTGGATTCATCTGCTACATCAACAAAAGTCACGATGCCGCTTCACTTCAAACCGAAAACCTACGTCGTGAACTTGTAACCAACCGTGAGATCAAAGCCTTCTTTGGTAACTTCAAAGCAGATCATGTCAAGGGAGAATTCGAAGAAGTATTCAGCAAGAAAGC